CTCTTGCCATCGCCCGTTTTTCATTTTTACAAATGTCAATCCTTAATGGATTTTTCTCACTATCAAGTGAGGCCAACAAAGCAAAACGGGCTGAGGATCAAGAAACTACCGAAGGGGTGGTTTCTTCCCTCACCCCGGAGTTGACCCTTGAAATAAACGACGAGGAGTTAATAGCCCTCAAAAAGCAGTGGCTTCTAGACTGGGAGCCGTATGAAAAACAGATCAAGGCTCTACAGGACGAGAACGAAGAGTATTGGCTAGGAAAGCAGCACCCAGGAGTTTTGTCTAAGGCCACCGAAAGGCCGCTTGTTGACAACGTAATCTTTGAATCCCTTGAGACGTTCCTACCTAACGCCACCAAGCAGAACCCAGAACCTATGGTTGAGTGTGATGACGAGGCTCTGGGCAAGGCAGTTCAGAAAAAGCTCGCAGATTTGGCAGATACGTTGCGAATGAAGCTCCAGCTTAAAAAGGTTGCCCGATTCTGGGCGCTGTATCTTCTTGGAGCAGTAAAGACAGCCTTTGATCCTGATACTAATGATATATCCCTTGTCACTGTGCGCCCTCAGAGGCTCATTTTGCAGCCTGACGCCACGATTGATGAGAATATGGAGTATACAGGCCAATATATCGGAGAGTACCGAGAGGCCGCAGCTTCCAAACTTATTGCCCTGTATCCTAAAAAGAAGCAGTTTATTACCGACAAAGTTAAAGGCAAACTTGGCACAATGGTTCGCTACATTGAGTGGTGGACTGATGATTATATCTTCTGGACTTTGGATAATGAGGTATTAGCCAAAGCCCAAAACCCACACTGGAATTATGAGCAACAGAGCATAGCGACTGATAAGTTTGGCAATGAAATCCCCCAGACTCTCCCTGGCTTAAATCACTTCTCAATTCCTAAAAAGCCTTATGTATTCTTGTCTATTTTCAACCTCGGCAAGCATCCACATGACGATACCTCGCTTATAACTCAGAACCTTGCACAGCAGGATTTAGTTAATAAGCGTCACCGGCAGATTGATAAAAACGCCGACTGGATGAATGGAGGTTGGGCGGTATCAGGAGATCGTAGCGGATTAAGTAAGGAGGAGGCTAAACAAGCAATTGATGCGGCACGAAATGGAGGAGGGATTTATATCCCTTCAGGCAACGTTGGCGAAGCAGTTACCCGAATGGTCGGCGCACCACTTCCCCCTGATGTATTCAGCCAGCAAGTAGATACCCGCAACCGCATCCTTGATGTATTTGGCGTAAGAGGTTCTACCCCTCAAAGCATCATGAATGAAAAGACTGTCAGGGGTAAGATTCTAGCCAAGTCATCAGACGGTGATAGAACATCATTTATCACTGAGTATCTTGAACAGTTTTCAGATCAGGTATTCAACTGGTTTATTCAGTTTCTCTATGTCTACAAGCCCGACGAGTTCCAATTTGGCCCTCGCCTTATAGCCTCAGTCAAAGAAGGCTCCCTTATCCCTAAAGACTCTCTGACCAAAGCAAACCAGGCGGTAGAGTTGGCCTCAGCACAATTACTTGATCCTTTGACCCTGTATGAACGATTGGAATTCCCCAATCCATTAGAGACTGCCAAGAGACTGTATATGTGGACGAACGCCCCCGCCTTACTTTTCCAAAATGATCCCGAAGTTGCCCAGGTCGAAGCTGCAAAGCAAGCTCAAGCTGCCGCTGAGATGCAAGCTAAACAGCCAGGGCAAGAGCAAGCAACCAATTCCGAACCAGCCGAACCACCGGCTGCACCCCAATTATCTGATGTTCCTATTCAATAGGATGAATAAGTCGAATTATTAATAACAAAATGGAAGAAGATTTCTTGGCGAATGTCCGTCACGAAGGAGAAGGCGACAAGAGCTTTAACAGCTTGGATGATGCAATAGCCTCAGTGATCGAACCGGACAAACAGGAGACGGAAACTCCTACCACCCCGCCAGTGGACACAAACCAAACGGAAAACGCGCCATCGTCTCAGGGCGCAGAGAATACTGAGAACGCCAATAATGTTCCGTGGCATAAAGACCCTCGATGGATTGAGTGGCAACAGCAAAAAGACGAGCTGCTTAAATTCAAAGAGGAAGTCGAGCCAAAACTTGCAGAGCTTAACAGGCCGCAAGCGCAGTCAGAAATACCCGCGTGGTTTGGAGGTGATGAGCAAGCCTGGACGCAGTACAAAGCAGACCTTAATGCCGAACTCTCACGAGTAAAGCAAGAGACAGTCGCAGAGTACGAGCGCAGGCAACGCACCGAAGCTGACAAGGTAAAACAGGCTCAGGATTATGTATCCTCAGAGCTTGCCCGCCTGAGATCGGCAGGCAAACAGTTTGATGATAATGAGCTGTTAAAAGTTCTTTCAGATTACCCGCTTGTCCGTGCAGACGGTAACTGGGATTTAGAGAAGGCATACGATGTTCTAGAGCTTAAAAAAGCTAAAGACCCTGCCAACCTCGAAGCCAGAAAACAGATTGCCGGAGCTACCAAATCCACAACAACCGGAGAACCGACTGCAAAATCCTACTTCACCCCGGCAGACTTTCGGGGTAAGAGGTTCTAAGGTCCAAAATCAATTAACTAACATTCATGTCAAGAGTATCTACCTCTACTAACTCTCGCCTCGCGGCAGGCTTAGTAGACCAAGTTTTGAACTCTTCGGTACTTGTTGGCCGTATGCTTACCTCCGCTGCAAAGTGGGACGGTGAGAAGATTCGCAAGTCAATCAAGGTATCGAAGAACCCTCAAGGCGGCTCATTCTCTGGACTGGACACCTTCTCAACCTCAGCAGTTGATACCAGACAATATCTGGAATTTCCTGCCAAGTTCTATGAGAAGCCTGTAGTCATTCCATTAACCGAGCTTTCCTTGAACCAAGCAGACCCCCAGCGCCCATTTAACTTGATGAACGCTGAGGTCAAATCAACCGCACAGGATATGGCTGACGACATTGCCGAGTTGCTTTACGGCACTGGCACTGGCAACGGCTCAAAAGACTTTTTGGGTCTTGAAGCTATCGTAGACAACGGCACTAACGCCGCAACCTATGGAGGGCTTACCCGTGCGACCTACACCACCCTCAATTCAACCGTTACGGCCTCATCTGGTACGTTGACTCTCGCTAAGATGGCGACACTTTACAGCGCAGTATCATCAGGTGCAGTCAAGACCTCATTAGGCTTAACTACTGAAGCGATCTTCAACCTCTATGAGCAGCTCTTGCAGCCTCAAGAGAGGATCATGAAAGACGTATCAGTAATGCGCGGATCAAAGGGAATGTTTGGCTCAACCGGATTTACCGGCCTTGCCTATAAAGGCTTCCCGATCCTTGCTGATGAAAAGTGTACGTCAGGAGTTCTGTACTTCGTAAACGAAGACTTCTTGGAGTTCCGCGCCCTTCCTATGGCTAAGACTACGGCAGTTCCATATCGTGCAGTAGACATTGAAGGCAACGACTACACAAACGTTGAAGGATTCGGTTTCTCTTTCTCAGATTGGATAATCCCATCTAACCAAGCTTCAGTTATTGGACACATCTACCTTGGCGGTGAGTTGTGGTCTTCCAACCCAAAGCGTCATGGTAAATTAACTGGTATTACTTCGGTATAGTCGCACCCGTTCAAATTATTTCTTAACAATGGACGCTAAAAACTATATCCCGGCCGTAATGTACGGAGCTGACCTTACGGTTAACTCTGACCTTACTGTGGTAGATGACTTGACGGTTACTGATGACTTAACCACTGCTGATCTCATCACAACCACAATTACCTATGGTGGAACTGCTCTTACTGCAACTGCCGCTGAAATAAACCAGCACTGTGACGAGTCAGCAAACGTTGAAGTTGTCACCGCAACCAACGTCATCACCGCATCAGAAAGCGGCAAGACGTTCTTCCTCAACTCAGCTACCGAGTTCGTATCTACCCTTCCTGCTGCTGCTGCCGGACTTCGGTACTCCTTCATTGTTACCGCTGCCCCAGCTAGTGCTTCCTACACCGTGATTACCCCAGGTGCATCAGGCGGAGCCAATATCATTTTGGGCCACATACTATCCTCGCAGGATGCTGGCGGTAGTGCTGATTCTGAAACTAGCGGCGGTGACACTATCACTTTCGTTGATAGCAAAGCTGTCGTTGGTGACAGGGTAGATGTTATCTGTGATGGTACGAGCTGGTTTGCGTATGGCCGCTCCAAAGTGTTCGACGCAATCACGATTACTACCACAGCTTAATAAAGGTCATAACATAAATCTAATTCACTAATTACATGGCTCGAAAACTAACTGGTCCTTCGCAATCTGCCGCACAGGCATTTCGCGTTGAGGACACGACCCAGCAGCACACCCTTGGAACACGGATGAATGATGGACTTGGAAACGAGTACGTCTATGTCAAAGCGGGCGGAACGGCTTTAGTTCCCGGCAAGCTCCAACAGGCCCCGGCTGAGGTAACAAACCACCAGAACCTTACTACCGCTGCTGCTGCCATTGGCGCAACGTCAATTACAGTAACTTTGGGCAATACGGCTGCAACTGCCAACCAGTATGCAGGAGGACAGGCAATCATTGCCGCCTCAACAGGGTTAGGCTATAGCTACCAGATCAAGTCGCACCCTGCGGCTGATGCTTCGGCAACACTGGTAGTTACCTTGGAAGAC